CGCGACGCACGGGCTCCGACCAGGTGCAGCGGCTGGAGTGCACCTGCTGCCATGCGCGCCGGAAAAGGCTGGTTCCTGCAACCGAGGTCTGGAGTCGTAAACGATGACGGGTGCCGACAACGTAACGACGATCGCCGCCCAGGTGAGCGTGTTCCTCACATCTGCCCACGAGAAGGCCCGGGACGGCCTCACGTGGTCTGAGTTCGGCCGTCTGCTCGTCGAGCTGCTCTACCTCATGGTAGCCAGCCTGGACGTCGTCACGAACCTTACGGGGCCAGAGAAAAAAGGCATCGTATTGACTGCCGTCGGGGCTCTTTTCGACCAGTTTGCCGACCGCTGCGTACCACTCGCCGTGTGGCCAGCGTGGCTGCTGGTCCGGCCCGGCACAAGGATCCTGATCGTGGCGATCGCCGGCGGCGCTACCGAGGCCATTCTTCAGATCACCCGAGGTGCCAGATGATATCAGCCCTGCTCGTACTCGCTGCCGTCTACCTGATCGCCGGCAAGCAGCTCGGCGACCGGCTGCGTTCGCTGTTCGCGAACACCAAAATGCCAGCCGTGGACGCCAAGAGCGTTGCGGCCGTGGCACTGCTGGTGGCTGCTGCCTTGGCCTACGCGCCGAGGATGGATACGGCCCCCCCTGCCCCGGCGCCGGCCCCGCCCGATGGGTTCTCGCTCCGTGGCAGGTTTGTCGGCCCGACAGCCTCGCAGGACGCCGCCACCCTCGGCGCGCTCTGCGACGAGCTGGCCAACGTGCTGGAATACGATTTCGCGCAGGCCGAGCCCCGGATCAGGACAGGTGCTGCCATTGAGGATCTCAGGCTGGCCGCCCGCGAGGCTAGGCTCCGCGGCGTTTCGTTGGGCGCGAGGCAGCCGAGCGCTAGGGATGCCGTGAAAACATTCCTCGACCAGGTCGCCGGCACGTCCGGCGGGCCGTTGACGCCCGAGCAGCATGCAGCGTGGGTCTCTGCGTTCCGAACCGTCGGGAGGGCTGCCAACGATGCCGCGAGATGAGAACGGCGACCTGCTGATCTACGATCCGATGAGCTGGCGAGCGATCCTCGGCGGCGTGCTCGTGGCTGTCGCCGCGTGGTTAGCCACCCGCGCGCTGTTTCACGTCGAGCACGCACTGACGGGGGACACGAACTACGGCTACACCCCAGACCCGGACGGCACGCGCGAATTCCTGTCCGAGCTCGAGCAGCCCAACTTCCGGCAGGCCGGCGCCGAGGCTGTCGCCAAGGCCAGGGGGGTCGATACGTTTCTCTACCGGGCGGCCGACAAGGCCAGCCGTGCCGTCTACGGCAAACCGTTCGCGCCGTGGAACCAGGGCAACGCCGGGACGTGCGTCTCGTTCGGATGGGGCATGGGGTCGTGGATGGGGCAATCTGTCTCGTGGGCCGCAGGCGAGCTGCCGGCGCCGCCCAGGATGGTGGCCACAGAGCCGATCTACGGTGGCTCTCGCACAGCCGGTAGGCTTCCGCCGGTGACGTTCGCCGGATACTCGGACGGCTCGTATGGCGGTGCGGCTGCCAGGTGGGTCGCCGGTCGGTGCAAGGATCCGACAGTCGGCGGCATTTTGTACCGAGAACGGTACGGCAACGTCGACCTGTCGCAATACTCGATACCCCTATCTCGCGAGTGGGGAAACTCAGGCGTGCCCCTTGAGCTCGCCCGCCTGGCCCACGAGCACACCGCTACGGCCGTGGCCCAGGTCAACGACTACGACTCGCTCGTGGCCAGCATAGAGTCGGGCTATCCCGTGGCGATCTGTTCCAACGTCGGATTCGCTGCAACCAACGTGCGAGACTCCATGGGCTACCTACCACGCGGTGGCCAGTGGTCTCACTGCATGGTTTGCATTTCTTGCCGGCACGCGAAGAACGAAGGCGGACGCGACGGCGTGCTCGTGCTCAACAGTTGGGGCGACAAGTGGGTGTCAGGCCCGAAGTGGCCGGCCGATCAGCCCGACGGCTCGTTTTGGATCACCAGGGCCGATGCCACCAGCATCGTCGCGCAAGGCGACTCGTTCGCGATCGGGTCCGTCGGCGGATTCAAGTACAGAGACCTGCATAACGGAAATTGGATGGAAGAAAAATGAGTGTGATTTTCTTTCTCGCATTCGGCGCGATTTGCGGCGGCATCGCCAAATGGATCGTGCCCGGCAAGTGCCCATCGGGCTGGGTGCCGACGATCGCCCTCGGCGTGGTCGGCTCGTTTGTCGGTGGTCTGCCGTTTGGTGGTCACCTGGCCGGGTTCGTCGGCTCCGTCGTCGGCGCCTGTGTGGTTCTGTTTCTCTACTCGATCTGGAGCGACGACCGATGAGCAAGGACGACCTCCGCAGAATTTCGATCGCAGTGCTCGTGGCCGTGGCGGTGACGTGGTGCGCTGCCACGAGCGAGTACTCGCCGATCAGGCCGGAACCACAGAGAGACCGCCCGGTACTGCGTCTGATCCAGCGACTGGCTCGCGCGGGTCTGTGGATCATGTGGTGCGCGGAGCCTGCCCCGCCCGCGCCCAACATGGCCTACCACGCTCAGGCCTACGACCGAGATGGGCACCGCGTGGTCGACAACGCGAAGGGATGGTGAACGATGTGGCAATGGTTCCTAGCACTGCTAACGAGCTTGTCTGCCGATCCGTCAGCGATCGACCAGGAGCACCCCCGAGCTGCTGCGGCAGTGGCGTACGCATACGCTGCCATGGCACCGACGCAACCCCACGAAAAATCTACCGTAGAGCAGGCCAGTTCACCGGCAGCACCCTAGCTCGGATATTGCCCACGTCGATCACGACAAACCGATCCATCTCCGCGAGGACCCCATGAACAAGTTGCGTTTGGCTCAGGACGAGATCGCCACCCTCATTCCGCAGATCGAGAACCTGCGCAACGTCGACCCGAACGACGATCAGGACGGCTCCGCGGCGGCGGCTCTCGAGCGGGCGCTGGCCCGTGCTGGCGAGCTCGAGCAGGTGGTCGACAAGGAAAACGCAATCGAGCTGCGGCTGGCAGCGGCCCGTGCGAAGTTGTCGCCTGCGTCCGACTCCGAGACTCGCGCGACGATCGAGAATGTCGAGCAGGCCACGAGCGATCGCGTGGACATCCGCGCCGGCGTCAAGGCGTTCCGATCGGCCAAGGTCGCCGCCGACGTCGGCGACTTCCTGGTCCGCCTCGCCTCCGGCGAGAAGCGGGCTATGGGCGAGACCGTGTCTGGATACGGCGACAGCTACGTCGTTACCGAGCTCTACGACGCCATCGTCAACAGGCTCCAGTACCAGTCCGTCGCTCTTCAGCTCGCGAGCGTATTCCGGCCGAAGGGCCAGACGATCAACCTGCCGAAGAGCGGCGAATTCACGGTGGCCTACGCTGCCGAGAACGCTGCGTTCTCCGACCAGGACCTCAGCACGACTGGCCCCTCGCTCACGCTCTATGAGGCCGGCGGCTCGGTCGCTGTGAGCAACTCCCTGCTGAACGACTCGCCTATCGACGTGGCTGGGCTGATCGTGGACCGCGTCAGCTACGGCTTCGCGGTTTGGTACGACACGAAGTGGCTCTCCGGCAATTCGTCGAGCCCGACGGTCTCTGGCCTGCCGGCCGCAGTCGCTGCGATCAGCGGGAATCCCAACACCATCACCGTCGCGGCCAACGCCTCGACCAGTGCCGCAAACCTCGCCGACGTGGTGGGCAAGGTCGACGAGACCATCATGGGCACGGGTGCCTGGGTGTGCTCGAAGGCCGGCTACGTCGACCTGATGAAGCTGTGGTCGTCTCAGCAGATGACGATGACTGTCGGCGGCGGCCGAGTGGTTCCGGTGGTCTACGGTGCACCGGTCTACATCTCGAAGGGCATGCCGAGCACCACGCTGGCCCTCTACGGCGACTTCTCCAAGTCGACCGCCGTGGGTCTTGCCGCGGAAGGCATCTCGATCGCCACCGCGAAGGAATTGCTCGTGCGCAGCCGTCAAACGCTGTTTGTCGCTTCGAGCCGCCTAGGTGTGCTGAATCACGGCCCCGAGTTCGTCGGCCGGCTCGCCAAGGCTGCCTCCTAATCCGGCAGCGTGAACAACTGACGCGGCCGGTGGCGCTAACACGCCACCGGCCGTCTGTCTGTCTGGAGAGACACCGTGAAGAGAATGAGATTCATCGCCGACGCATGGGGGCACAAGGCCGGCGACGTGGTCGAGTACGAGCACGATTTCGTCGTGTGCCTGAAGCAGGAAGGCGTTGCCGTCGAGGTCGACGCCGAGCCGAACGTCGAGCGGGCAGTCGCGCCGCAGAACGCAGAGACAGCAGACATCAGGAGGTGAGACGTGAGACTCCGATCGGTCGTCGTCACTACGCAGCCGACCGTGGAGCCCGTCAGCCTGACTGACGCCAAGGCACAATTGTCGATGCTCACAGAGCAGACCGACGACGACTCGCTGATCGTGGGACTGATCGCAGCCGCCCGCCGGCTCGTCGAGCGGCGGCTGGGACTAGCACTGGCACCGCAGCAGCTCCGAGCCCGCTACGAGGTCGACGGAGATGGCTGGAGGCGTGCAGGGGCTGGCAACGGCCCGTCCGTGCTCGAGCTGCCGATCGCCCCCGTGCTGACTGGCAACACCTATCCTGTCGTCGTGGACCTCGACGGCGTGGCTGTCTCGTCGTCAACCTACTCCGTCGACTCGGACTCGCTGCCGGGGTTCCTGCGGTTCTCGTCGGCGCCGACCGTGCTCGACACCTCCACGCTGACGGTTTCGTATTGGGCCGGCCCGACCGGCAGGATCCCTCCGCAGCTCCGGGCAGCAATCCTGCTCTACGTGGGGCACCTGTACGCTCACCGTGAGGCTGTCTCAACCGAGCGTGCCGAGGTGGTGCCAATGGCGTTTGAATCGCTCTTGGCGTCGGAATCCATCACCGGGAGGTGGTAGATGGCACTGCCTGCCGGAATCCTGCGCGAGACGATCGTCATCGAGCAGCAGTCGACCGCGCGAAACAGCCTCGGCGAGTCTGTCGCGACCTGGTCGACGTTTGCCAACCGCAGGGCGTCTGTCGAGGCGATCGGCTACGCCGAGCAGGAGCGGCGAAAACAGATCGGTGGCACTGGCACATTCACCGTTCGCTGCCGCTACGTGCCAGACCTCACCGGAAACATGCGGGTCCGCTGGGCGTCTCGGTCAAACCGCATCCTCTACATCACGTCGGTTGTCGAACGCGACAACATGGGGCACCACGAGCTGTCGTGCGACGAGAAAGCGACGTAATCCATGAGCGTCAACGACGCGGAAATGCAGCGGCAGATCATAGACATCATCCGTCGATTCCGCGCTCTGCCCAGAGAGATTGCGCGCCGTCGGATGCGGCAGGCCATTCGAAAGGCGACGAAACCCTTCGAGCCGGCGCTCAGGGCAAACACGCCGCATTTCACGGGGAATCTCCAGCGCAGCCTGACCACGAAGATCCGGATCTACAACCACGCGACAAGCGGGGCCGCCGTTGCAGTCATCGGGTACGTGAGGGGAACCCTGCGGAAACGGCGTGGGCAGTTTGTGACCAGCGGATCCGGCAGCCATGCCATCATCGTCGAGCGTGGCACGGCGCAGCGGACGATCAGGAGCACTGGGGCAGCCTGCGGGGCCATGCCGGCCCGTCGGATGCTCGATCGCACGCTGGGCTCCATGCAGGGCGCGATCCTGGCCGCGATCAGGACGGAGATGGCAGCGGCGCTTGAACGCACGACCCGGGAGCTCGCCACCTGATGCCATTTTGCGAACAGTGGGCGAAAAGCGCGATTGAGGCTGCGGCAGGCTGCGACGCCTACCCCATGATTGCCCCAGAGTCGGCATCTCTGCCGTACGTCATCTACGGCCGCACGGCCACGGCTCGTGCGGCGGCGCTCTATGGCTCAGGGGTAATTCTGAATCCTTCCGCACAGCTCCAACTTGAGATTTACGCGGCCACGTACTCGTCGGCCAAGGCGCTCGCGAATGCTATCCGCGGCGCAATGCACAACTTCACCGGCACAGCATCCGGCGTGACAATTCGCTCCAGCCTGCTGACCGAAGAGCGCGACGGCGACCCGGTTTTTTTCGATGGGCAGGACAGGCCAACGTTCTCGGTCGAGCAGACCTACCAAATCCGCTGGGAGGAGTGACCATGCCAGATGTCGGCGATTCGCAGGGAACGACGTTCACCTATAACTCTGTCGACTTTGTTGCGAAGAGCGTCAAGGTCAAGAGGGCTCGCGCCCTGATCGACGTAACGGCGCTCAGCGCCGCGAGCGGCAGCACGAGGGTGCAGCAGGCAGCGCCGCTGGTGGATGGAGACGTCATCACCTGTGAGTACTGGGGCACGACCGCCCCGGCCCGCGGATCGAAGGCGACCATCACCTGCTCGAAGCTGGGCATCAGCGGCGATGCGTTCTGCGAGGAGTTCGAGCTGACTGCTCAGGTCGGCGAGCTGCTGGTCGGGACGGCTCAATTCAAATTGACTGGCTCTTGATCTCTCGTGGGGTGAGCAGTGGCAGACATCCCCGATAGCCAGGGTGCGACACTCTCGTTCAACGGCGTCGAGCTCGGCGACATCCAGACCGTAGCCACGTCAGTCGCGGTCGGCGTGGTGCACGACATGACGAGCAAGCGCTCCAGCGTGATCGGCACAGGCGACAGCGCTCGTGTTCGCCGGCAGGTGACGTGCACGAGCGTTGATCCTGCCTCAATCGAGTGCAAATTCTGGGGGACGCCTCCATTCACGGTCGACGAGGTTGGCAGCGTTGGCACGCTCAGTTTCTCCGCTGGTGGTAGCTCTCTATCTGCCAGGGCGTGTCTGGTAGATCTGCGATCTGACCACGCCGCCGGCGAATTCGCTCAATGGTCTGCAACCTTTAAGTTTTTGGGGTGATGTATGCCTCTATCTGCTGACGAGCTGCTCGAGATCGACGACCTGCGACCGCCGACCATTCTCCACGTGAAAGCGTGGGGCAGGGTTGTGTACCTGCTGGACCCGACCGCTGACGTCAGGGACGAATGGGAAATATTCTGCACGTCCAACCAAGGCAAGAAGGCCTCGTGGCGCGCAAAGCTCGCCAGCCTGCTCCTGTGCGACGAGTCGGGGAAACGGCTGTTTCCAAACGATGCAGACGTCGCCAAGTTGGGCAAAAAGGCTGCGCGAGCGCTGCACGAGATCTGGATGGCGGGCCAGAAGCTCTTGATGATCACCGACGAGGAGATTGAAGAACTCGAAAAAAAATAAGGAGCCGGCCGGATGAGATTTTCATCTACCGGCTGGCGGTCGAGCTCGGCATCTGGGACGTGGAGGGCTGGAAAAGGAAACTGACGGTTCGGCAACTGAAAATGTGGATGGCAGCCTGGCGGGTGGCACCGTTTGGCGACCCGTGGCGCATGGCGGCCCGGTCGGCGCTCGTAACGGCTGCTGCGTTCGGTGGAAAACCCGATCCCGATGCCGAGGAGCGGTTCCTGCCGTCGTACCGCGACAAACCTCAAACGCTGGATGACATCAGGGCTGAGCTAGCAAAGATTCCGAGTTTCGCAGCGCAGATGAAAGAGTCGTAATGGCCACTATCGGCACCATCTCCGCAATTTTCTCCGCGTCGACCGCTGGCCTGACTAGCGGCATCAGTCGCGCGTCGAATGCGTTTCGTGATCTCGCCGGCGACGTCTCCAGCCTGCGATCCAGCATGAACCTGCTGGTGTTTACCCAAGTGGCGAACGCTGCGACCAGCGCTGCCAGTGCGTTGACCAAGTTCGGCTCAGACGAGGCTGGGGTTATCGATGCCACCCGTAACCTGTCGATCCGCCTCGGGATGACATATGGCGAGTTTGCAGGCATCGCTTACGCAGCCGACCTGGCAGACGTCTCGATGGAGTCGGTTGGCAACGCGGCCCAGAAGGCTGAGATTGCGTTCGCCAAGGCCGCCAGCGGGTCCAGCGTGGCCACGGCAGCGTTTGCATCGCTCGGCCTGTCGGTAGCCCAGCTTCAGGCAATGAATCCTGCCCAGCGGTTCCAGGCGATCGCAGGAGCGCTCCAGGGCGTGCAGGATCCGGCCGAGCGGGCCAGGATGGCGGTTACCCTGTTTGGCAAGAGCGGAGCCCAACTGCTGCCGATGTTCGAGGGCGGGGCCGCCGGCATCGCCGAGGCTGCCGCCGAGGCCGAGCGATTCGGCCTCGCGCTCAACAACCAGCAGGCCACGGC